GAAATGGACTCTCTACTCACAAAAATCTTCCCTACTCTCACCGCTCCAGGGATGGAGCTCAAAAATAAAGACGGTTGTTACAACACGTTAATACGTGGTGATATGCAAGTCAAAGTCGATGGATTCCCGTCGTCCAGGGCCATGTCAATGGCTCAGACTATGACCTGGCTTGGTTTAACATCAGGTCGGTTGACCGGAGGGCCGTCTGATCTGGATGGCATAAATAAGAATTTCCTGACCCCAGAAGCCACTATCAACATGGATGCCATAGCGTCATTCCTCAAATCTCACGGTGGCCTTCAAAACAATGTACTGAGTGCACACATAGCGCAGATGGAACGTTGGAACTGGCATGATAATCAAGTCAGTTTACTAGTGAATATGTTAAGATATTCACTGCTTAAGAGGTTAGAAGAGGGTAACGTAGGCACGGGGTTGAACGGTAACTTACCCAGTTATGACGACGGTCACGTTCGAGTCAACAGGAATGACTACTTCCCTGACAACTATCCTTCAGAGGTCGCAACACTAAGATGGCCTTGCGGTAATGCAGAGGATAACATCCCACACTTCCACCACGCTAACGATTATATACCGGCTACAGGAGGGCAGATGATAGATTTATCGTGCTTGACTGAGAAAGAAGCTAGGTTTGTATTACTAATGTTAGGAAAGTGGAACAGAACAACCCGATATAGGTTAGATTTCGAGTTACCTAAGCTGGTAGATGGTGTGGCGTACCGTAGGGCCCAGCAAGTAGGAGGACTCGTTGAGTTCATTGGAGAGGGGCCTAACATCGAGCCAATGCCCCCAACACTGACATCAGGAGAATCTTGGCGAACACTATTGTCTTATGTAGCGCACAATGGCTTATATGGTAGTTTCTCAGTCGCCCTAAACGTTATCATCTCTATGATGGCGCAGATGGTCCCGGCGACAGCAGAGGGACATGTCTGGCTTGATGAAGAGTTGCAAGTAGTGTTACCAAGGTTCGAAGCCGTACGTGGCAGGTACCCATTCTTCAACGAAGGCGAAAAAGCATTTGTATCACACAGGGCTTTGGCAGAATGGCGGATGTTAAATGCCAAGCAGGAGAGAATACTGCTCCTCGCTAACATATATGCGCAGGCATATCAGACAGGTCTAGCTGTACGGTCTCTACGCTATAATGTCGAGGAGAATCCGACAGATCTATTTGCTACGGAGTCTATGTTTGTGAGCCCCCAGATGTATCTGCCAGCTGCAGCGTCAGAAGCTTTGAGACACCCGATACCTCTAAGTGGTATGTCAGGAATAGCGTTCACGCACACCAACCGACTTGATAGACCAGTTGCTGGGAGACGTGTTCGAGTTACTGCACAAGATGCGAGAGCTATAGCCAATTACGGAATAGTCGAAGAACACGACGTACAATACATAGTCGTTGAAAGAACACCTTTTGCCGGTGTGCCCACTTTGCTGTTACCACTGAATCCATTTAAGGACGTGACACCCTTCACCCTAAGGGGGTC